CCCAATGACCTCTTAGTATCCAGTCAAGATAGACTTGTTGGAACTGACGCTAATGGCAATCCTACAAAGAACTATAGGGTTTCAGATTTAGGAAACTTCTTCAAAAATTCCTTCTCGAATTTTGATGGAGTTATGATCAGCGTGCTAGACTCGCGCTTTGGTGTAGTAAATGATGGCTTCTCAGATGACTGGAGCGGCTTACAGGCTTGTGCTGACTACTGCTCCGACAACAACTACACGATGTACATCCCTTATACAGGGGTCGATTACCTAATAAGCAGACCGATTGTTCCGCATAGGCGCAAGGGACTCACTGTGTTTTTGGACGCGCTTTTGTGGGCGACTGATCCAGCGTTTGACAAAATCAATCTAAACGGATGTGTATTTGCTGCTGGCTGTTTAACCCATCCACTACAGAAGAAGATAGAGTTATTGGACGGTGGCGCTTACCTGCATCGGCTTCCACAGCTAAGAGCGGGATCAAGATCTATTTCTATTGATTCTTCTTTGTACAATCTGCTCTCCATTGGTGATGTGGTTTTGCTTAGATCGGACTTGCTTGCTGTTGATAGAACCGGAGATGCACCAGGAACCGTTCCTTCTGGAGAGAGGTTTGGCGTGTACAATTTTTCAGAGCTAAATAAGATAATCTCCAAGTCGAGGTCTAATTCAGGCGAGTACATTATTGATTTTGAGCACGCTATTGAAGAAGATGTGTACGAGCCAAGGTTACTTAGGTTTCCGGAAGATCAGTACATAGACACCTTTAGGGAAGATCCAAGGCACTATATCGGCCCATGTCAGAACTTTCATTTGATGTGCGGCCCTCGTGGCGGGGTTAAGACTAGCGGGAATCAATCTTTCATACAGGCGACTTGCCTGTATGACTTTTCGCTGATCAACGTAAATGTCATTGATGCGGCAGGAGGCATTTTATGTAATGCTCTGAATAATGGTGATGTAATAAAACTCAGAGGCAACTGCAGAGGGTCATCCTTGGAGATAGCATTCGCCTCAAATCGAGTTCGCTGTGTAAACATATTCCCAACAGTAAGGGGTCGTGGCGATAGAACAAACCCGCAAATAAGCATCACGGGGTATTCTTTTCCATTAAGAAACAAGGGTGCTGGCGCCATAAGCTCCGAGGGGATTATGGACTACAATTACGATGCTGTGTGGTACGCTTCTGACAATAAGATGCGGGCCATGATTTACAATAAAGATGACGAGCAGTGGGATTATTTCTCTGATGCATTAAATCCACTTTGGGAAGGGGACTCACCGTTGGTTCTTGGCACCCCTGAGTTGAGTGGATGGGGATCTGACATCTATGTTCCAGAGGGCACGGAAGGCGGCATAACAGTCACAAAGGCCCTGAGTGAAAATAAGTCTACTGTAAACATTCACGAAGGAGCTAGAAACATTTCAATTGATGATGTTGAGATCGTTGTTTCTGATGATTATGACTTTATTGATCAAGATATAAACATTGTTGGCTCAGGCATCCGGGTTACCGGAACCAGAATATACTCGAATAAGTTCATCAACGTACAGAGCGGGGACACTTTAGAGGGGGATAGTATAAGCATAGGGAATGCGATAAACGGAGGCGATATACCGTTTTCAATCAACGATATAGAGGTTGATGGCATCACTACAACAGGTAGACCCGTAAACGCTATCATCAGTGTTACCGATTGCCCTTTGTTTCCCGGCCAAGACAACACGACAATAACGCTTCAAGGGAATTTGGCGGGCAACTTATCGCGCGTTTACAATGTTTCTATTGCTTCTGTTGTATCAGGAAGCTCTACTCAAATAACATTCAACACTTCGTTAAATGTAGCTGACTTTGTTTCTATTGGTCAATCTCTTTCAATTAGCGGGGCAAGTGGTTCTTGGGCTTCAATAAACGGAGCCTATACTGTCTTGTCAATAGATTCATCTACCGCTGTCACCATAAATTTTGACAGCTCCCTATTAAATGCTGCAAATTATGTAGCTGATTCCGCTCGCATAAGCAAGCCGTATTTCAACTACGTTTTGAGCGGTAGCACTTTGGCAGGGGGTGCAATTACACGCGCTGCGAATACTACCGAGAATCCAGAGGACAGATACTACGTTTACCATTCGCAAGCCATTGATGCGCTTATAGTGTTTTCAGTTGAAGGCTATGCAGGAAAAGGTAAGGGGTGGTATTTAATCCCCGCTGCAACGGTGACAGAGCCTGTAAGCGCGGGCGGTACTTTGTCGGGAGTGGACTTTGGCAGCATCACAGATATTTATGATGCCGATGACAGCTTTAGCTTTAGCGGTTTTAGCGGTGGGACTTTTGCCGTTTATCTTGGGGCGAATTGCGAATATGTGATCTTCGGCCCTTGCCGACAGTTTGTGAACGCAGGTGGTCAGGCCCTTACTTTTATTCCAGAGGTGGCGCACCGAACATTTAGGGCTTTGGCATTTGATAATGTGAGAGGTAAGAGGGCGGCTTTGCGTGGCGTTCATGTGAGGGGCGGGGTTCGCAACTTCTATTCAAACATCGGTTTTGAGCGGTTTATCCCTTCAGATGTAACCTCGGCTAATGTACCCGCTTCGCGCTATTTTGTGGATGTGGAAACAGTCAACAGTGAATATGTAAGCGGCAACAGCTTTGACAATGTAAGCAGCGAAGATGCTACAATGACAGGGCAGAGGGAAACGGTGAGAGATCAGGGATTCGCCAATAGCTTTAAGCGGGTGTTAGATAACAGATCTAAAGGTTGGCAGGAATTTAACAGGAGGTATTTTAGAACTAGCGCGACAGGTGTAATGCGTCAGGTGCTGGACAATACCCCCATCTTGGGTGTTACTTGGCCGCTTATTAATGGAAAGGTTGAACAAAATACCACCGCAACACTAGATAGCATCAACTGGGCTGGTTTTACTGGGTTTCGTATAGGGTATGAACTGTATGTGCGCTTCACGGGTGTAACGTCAGGTAGGCCGACCTTAAACGTCAAAGGCGGTGCATCGGGTTCGCTTGCTACTTTGCATTCTACGGAGTTGCCTAACAGTAGCGATTTTGAATTGAATGTGCACATTCAGTTCTTGGATAATTTGGCGGCTCCTGCGGGCACTCCTTCCGGGTATTGGATAAGCGTTTCCCATGTGTTAAGGGATGGCACTTCGCACGAGGCGGGGGCTGACATTGTAGACTTGAACGCTACGGGTGGAACTAGGCAAATAGCCTTTGAGGTTGTTTGTGAAAATAATGAACAACTTGACCTTTTTGCGTATAGTGTAGAGGCTAAAACAAATACATAATGAATGGAACATACAGGAAAATAGTGGTTGGCTCGGACTATCTGAACGCAATGGTTCTCAAAGAGGGGCAGTTGGTTATGGGACAGCGTGCGACAATACACGCAATTGTCAAGAGAGAGGACGTGGCCAGATGGTTTGTGTACATCAAGTCCACCTCTAGCGAAGAGGTTTTCGAATGGAAGTCCTTTCCCGACAGCATCGTCTCTACAGAAAACTTTATAGACCTTTCGTGATGAGGCCGCCGTTCTGCTATGTCGTGAAGCCAGTGGGCGGGCGTAGGTATGACAACATCAAAAAGATTGGTGATGTTGACTTTATCATGAGTTCTTCCGAGGAGGATCATCACCACAGCAATAGGTACGCAGAGGTTGTTGAGACTCCTGTCGTACAAAACACAAGCATAGAGGTGTCGAAGGGAGACGTCCTCCTGGTTCATCACAATGTTTTCAAGTTTTACAACGGAATGAAGGGTGACAGAAAAAGCGGCAGGTCATTTTTCAGGAATGATACCTTCTTGCTTTTTGATGAGCAGTTCTTTATGGTTAAGAAAAACGGGGTTTGGAATTGCTTGGAAGGGTTTTCATTCATCAGAATGCCGGAGGTAAGGTGCGTAGACCTGAAAAGTGTTATCAATAACACCGGTCTTATTGGTGAGATCGTCTATCATGGGCCAGATGCCGGTAAGCTAGGACTATCGGTTGGTGACAAGGTATCCTTTGTTCCAGAGACGGAAAGTCGCTTTAATGTAGATGGTGAGGTTCTCTTTAGAATAAGAAACTCTCACATAACAATGAAAATCAATGAAGACAACAAATGAACTTCGTCAGAGTATTATCAAGGCTGGAAGAAAGGCTGTTGAACACCTCATATCTGTAGCAGAGGAGAAGATTTTGGGCAAGGAAGATCCTGATGGGGAAAACAGCTCACTAGCCGCAGACCGACTGAAGAATGCCGCAGCCACTAAAAAAGTGGCGATTTTTGATGCTTTCGACATTTTGGATAGGATTGATCAAGAAGAGTCAAAAATATCCGAAGGCGGAGTGGCGCAAAAAACAAACGGAAATGAATCAGGAGGTTTCGCGGAAAGAAGATCTAAGTAACTCCCTCTACAGGGTACTTGACAATTACGTTCCTGTAAAAGTTCTTGCCGCTAAGAACAGGGCTAAGGTGTGGAAGTATGGATATGACGAAACCCACGATATGGTGGTTATATCCAAAAACGGGCAAATTGGCGATATTTATGAGATCGAGGGTCTTAAAATAGCTCTTCCAAGATATGATAGGAATCAAGTTGTATCTAGGTCAAGACAGGCTTCAGCGCAGCATTGGGAGCGGGAAGATCCACCGAAGGAGCTCCAGCGCATAAAAAGCATCTTTCAGTGGAGAGAGATGCCGAACTCATTTAAGTCCAAGTACATACCGTACATAGAGAATGAGTTTGATAGAAGGGAGTATGGCATTTTCTTTATGAATAATGGCAACCCGACCTACATCACTGGGAGTCATTATATGTACCTGCAGTGGAGCAAGATAGACGTTGGATACCCCGACTTCCGGGAGGCTAATAGGATTCTCTACATATTCTGGGAAGCTTGTAAGGCTGATGACAGGAGCTTTGGGATGGTTTATTTGAAAATAAGGCGCTCCGGATTTTCATTCATGGCCTCGGAAGAGTGCGTAAACACAGGTACCATCAACAAAAAGGCTAGGGTTGGCATCTTGTCAAAGACAGGCCCGGACGCCAAAAAGATGTTTACTGAAAAGGTTGTTCCTATAAATACCAACCTGCCATTTTTCTTCAAGCCTATCATGGATGGCATGGACAGGCCGAAAACAGAGCTTTCGTATAGGATACCTGCTTCTAAGATCACTAAGAAGAATATGTCATCCATAGGGGATGATGAGGAAGGCTTGGAATCGTCTATCGACTGGAGGAATACTGATGACAACAGTTATGATGGTGAAAAGCTCCTGCTTCTGGTTCATGACGAAAGCGGTAAATGGTTAAAACCCAACAACATACTCAATAATTTACGAGTGACTAAAACCTGCCTTCGTCTTGGAAGGAAGATTGTCGGCAAGTGTATGATGGGATCTACCTCCAATGCATTGTCGAAAGGCGGCAAGGAATATAAGTCCGTTTATGAAGATTCAAGGGCAAGCAAGCGCAACAAGAACGGGCAAACAAAAAGCGGACTGTACGCCATTTTCATACCCATGGAATGGAATACGGAGGGATACATCGACAAATACGGCATGCCTGTTTTCAGGACGCCTGAAAAACCGGTGCTGGGGGTTGACGGGGAGTACATTTCTATTGGAGCAGTTGACTGGTGGGAAAACGAGGTTGAGTCTCTTAAAAACGATCCCGATGCTCTAAATGAGTTTTACAGACAGTTTCCAAGAACAGAGTCACACGCCTTCAGGGATGAGTCGAAAGAATCTATCATGAATCTCACGAAGATTTATGAGCAGATTGATTACAATGACCCTATAACAGTCTCAAGGCTTGTGAGTACCGGGAACTTTCAATGGAAAGACGGGGTAAAAGATACTGAGGTCATTTGG